AGAATGGATTGAAGGGAAAGTTCCTACAAAATCTAGGGATGACGGGATATTCGACTTACGCAATGAAGTAGAGCGGCTGCGAACGATCATTACAGAACTTCGAATTATTCTTGATAACGATTGGGATAAACACAATCCAAACAAACCAACTCCAGATTGGGAAATGATTGCTTTATCAGCAGCTGATATTAAGAGTGGAAGATATCAATTACTTGATGAGTTTATTTCTGAGTTAAAAATTGAAGACTCTGAAGTGTCGAGAAAGGAAAGTAATGTTACCCCCTAAAAAATGGAAAACAGTTAAGCAACCTGTTGGTAGTCGATGTTGTGGCATAGCTGTTGCAGCAATGGTTGTAGGTAAAGGACTCAGGTATGCAATGAATAGAATGCCCGATAGACGACATAGAGATGGTCAACGTTGGGCTAGAACTAGAGATATTCTATCTTTTCTTGGTTCGCATGGTATTGTCATGGGTATGTGGGTAGAGATAACATCAGGAGAATTGCAGCCAGATCAACAACTATCATTCTCAGTACAGATGTCCGACAGACCAGCTATATTATCGATTCGTAGCAGGATATTCCCAGGTTATTATCATTATCTCTTCTGGGATGGTAGTATCGTTAGGGATCCATCACCATCAGTTGCGGAGGAACTACCACTTGAAGCTTATAATGTACTTGAAGTAATTCCACTAATATATCTTGATGAAAGACCACAAGCAAGAAAGAAAGAAATAATGAGGTAAACAATGTCAGTAATTTCTGAGTACATAGTACAAGAACGGGGAGAACGAAACTATTTCATTCCTAGTTCAGAATTGGATGGGAACGCTAAAGCTTGCATAGGTATACACTCAGCAAGAGATTTTCCTATTGGAACCAAAATCATAATCACATCCATCGAGCCAGAAATGCAAATCGTGATGCCAGAGGGAATGCGATGGATAGAAAATAAAAACCATAGTAAGATTTTGTGTACGAAAGATGACGCAGCAATTGCTCGTGTGTGTCGTGATGGAAATCCTAATTACAGTGAACCCAGAACATTCCAGTGGAAACTTCTAGAAGAGCAAAATTCACAAGTAGAAGGACAACAGGCTATACTAGAGTTGTTTGCAGAAAAAGGTTGGTATGGTGTTCACCATAAGTATGTGAACAAGAAAGAAAAACAACTTCCCCCCACGATACCAACAATTTACTGAATAGGAAAGTGAGGTGAAGGATGTCCGTTTACGTGGATGAACTGCACATTGTTCTTCCTGGAACTAAGCAGAATTTTAAGTATCCAGAATCCTGTCACCTCATGGCAGATTCAGAAAAAGAGTTAGAAGATTTTGCTAAGAAACTTGGTCTGAGAAAGGCTTGGAAACATGAGGACCATTATGATCTCACACAAAACAAGAGACAGAAGGCAATCAAGCTTGGAGCTATTGAAACTACATCAAGGGAACTTGCTAAGAAAAGAAGAGTGAAAGCACTAGCAGTTAGTCAAACAGAGGGATATGTTATTGACTTTAATGCACCTGTTCTCATCAAAAGAATAGGAGAGTGATAAATATCATGGAAAATAGACAACCTTTAGATGTGTGTATATAATAGGGTTTCCCCTATCAATGCCAGAACAAATAGATTGGAGAATAGAATCAATGAACTCAGAAGATTACCTCACTGAATTGAAGGCCGGTGGTGACTTGCTAGAACAACTCAAGGTGCTTGCAGCAGAGTATACTGGTCCTTGTAGTCAAAGTATGCTCGTGATGCAGGCAAACCAAATTAAGAGAAAAGCATTGCTAGATGCCATTAGCAAAATCGAGCAATTGCAAACAGACCTAACGGAAGCAATAACTTGTCTTCGCTTGCTTGACCAAGCTGGTGCCATACCTCAACTAGACTCTTTACCTAAGAAAACAGTAACAGCTATCGGTGGGGTTACACGAATGGCAAGGGCATTGCTTTCTAGATACATATAATAAGAATATGAGCGATATAAAACCATTCAAGTTCCAAAAAGAATGTATTGAAGAACTAGAAAGGTTTAACGGCAGGGCTTTGTTAAGTGCAGATATGGGTCTAGGTAAGACCCTAATGTCCCTGTGGTCTCTGCAGAAGAACCTTAGCAGAGCCCTGCCTATCATTGTTGTTTGCCCTGCATCCATAAAATATCAGTGGAGAGGAGAAATACGGAGATGCCTTGAAATAAAGGCGTTCGTGGCAGAGGGCAGGAAGCCCACAAGGAAACAAACAAATCCCAAGGTCATAGTAATCAACTATGACATTCTTAAAGATTGGTTACCTTGGTTAAGATCTAAGAAACCAGGTTCTGTAATACTGGATGAGTGCCAGTTCATTTCCAATCACAACACCCTGCGTACCAAAGCAGTAAAGGCTCTTTGCTTAGGTGTGAATCATATCATTGCCCTCTCTGGCACACCCATGATGAACCGTCCTATGGAGTTGTTTACAGTGCTAAATATCTTGAAGCCAGTTACTTTTTCCAGTCGTTGGACTTATGGTATGAAATACTGTGATGGCAAAAAGAATCGCTGGGGATGGGAATTTAAGGGAGCAACTCGAGTAGAAGAGTTAAATGACTTATTGTTGAAGACCTGTATGGTGCGTAGAAGGAAATCAGAAGTATTGAGTGAGTTACCCAACAAGATGAGGCAAGTGGTACCGTTCAAGTTGGATAATATATCTGAGTACCAAAATGCCGATGATGATTTTATGGGTTGGTTAGAAAAGAGAGATCCAGAAGCTGTTTATAGAGCAGAACGTGCTCAAACACTTGTAAAGGTTGGGTACTTGTTACGACTTGCTGCTGAGTTGAAATTGAAGTATACGATTCAATGGATAAACGACTTTTTGGAATCCACTGATCGAAAAATAGTGGTATTCACTAAGCATAGAAATATGCTAGCTGAGCTGAGAAGTGGTATTAAGTATGTGTCTGTTACAGTTGCTGGGGGTATGAATGCTATCAAGAAGAATCAGGCAGCAAAAGCTTTTCAAACAGATGAGAACATCAGAGTGTTCTTGGGAAATATAGAGGCAGCAGGAATAGGTTTGAATCTAACAGCAGCATCTGATGTTGTCTTTGCTGAAATGGCTTGGCGGCCTACAGACCATACACAAGCAGAAGATCGTTGTCATAGAATAGGGCAGACAGATACAGTATGGGCCCATTATTTGATTGCAGAAGATACAATAGAGGAAAAGCTCTGCAAGATCATCCAGGACAAGCAGAGTGTTATTTCTGACATACTGGATGGCAGAAAAATGGAAGGAGATCTGGATGTGTTTGATAGATTAATGGGATCAATTACGAAAGGAAGAGGAAAATGGTAGCAGTCACACAGTTTCTAAAACCAGATGGAATTAGAAGAAACTTACAGATAAAACTGTCTCGGGACTACGAAAAGAAAGCAGCACAAATAATCAATGATGGCTACTGTTTTGAGTGTGAGGTGTTGTCCACACTTGAAGTATCATTTTCCATATCTAATGGAGAAGAAGATGTCTATATTGAGATAGCAGAAAAGCGACCTGGTGCCCTAGAGGCTCTGGAAAAGGTAATAGATGACTACTTTGCAGATGAGTAATTGCATATGGACATAACTGAGATTCTCTCTGAGAACAACATAGATTACAAAGAGGCAGGTGCCCACCATCATACCAGACCAGGATGGGTGAACATTGATTGTCCAATGTGTGGAAGGGGATCGGGAAAGTTTCACTTAGGTATAAACATTTCTCATGGTTATGCCAACTGTTGGAAATGTGGACCTATATCTCTCTTTACACTACTCAGGGAACTTACAGATTCTTCCTATGAAGAAATAAAGTCAGTAATTAGTGGGTACCATGGTAGAGTAGAAAAGAGTGAGAAGAAAACAGGTAAGTTGAAGATTCCCGATGGCTTGACTAAGCTATCAAGGAAAGCTACAAAATATCTTCTCAGTAGAAACTTAAATCCCAAAACCATAGAGAGATTGTGGCAGATAAGATCAACAGGTTGTATAGGCCGTTTACAATGGAGGATTTGGATACCCATATACTATCAAGGTCAATTGGTAAGCTGGACTACAAGGGCTATAGGAAATGATTCTACTAGGTATGTTACAGCTAGGCCTGAAGAGGAAAGCATTTTCCATAAGCACTTGCTCTACGGTGAGGATTATGTAAGGCACTCAATTGTTGTGACAGAGGGACCATTGGATGTTTGGGCCTTGGGCCCCGGGGCTGTTTGTACGTTTGGGCTGAATTTTTCAACAGAACAGGTCGAAAAGATGTCCAAATATGCAGTTCGCACTATATGCTTTGACGCCGACAATGATCCCAAAACGCAGCAGAGGGCTAGTATGTTGTCGAAACAATTGGAGCCGTTCCCTGGTGTTACAAACGTCGTTAAATTGGAGTCTGGCAAGGATCTGGCTGAGTGTGCAGGGTGGGAATTGAATGATATTCGCAGATTATATTTAATATAGAA